AAGGGTCGTAATCCCTCCGGTGCTTGGCGATGCCAACGATTACCGTGCAGATGGCAATGACCTTTTGGCGCTCCTAAGCCCACCCGCATCCGATTGGTTGGTGGCAGCAGATGATTTCTGCCAACATCCAGCCCCAATCAAGTGGCTAATAAAGCACTGGGTGCAAGAAGAGGCTCTCATCATGGTCCACGGGCCGTCAGGGGGCGGAAAGACCTTTGTGGTTCTGGATTGGTGCTTGCACATCGCTTCGGGCAAAGAGGCGTGGAACGGACACAAGGTTAAGTCTGGGTCAATCGTCTATTTGGCTGGTGAGGGACATCACGGCATCCGCTCACGCATCTCAGCATGGAAGCAGCACCATGATGTCACCAAGACAAATATGTGGCTATCCAAGGCTGGGTGCGATCTGAACACGCCCGAAGGCTACATCAAGGTCGTTGAAGCCATCAGGGGCTTGCCTGAGACACCAAGTGCCATTGTCGTGGATACGTTGCACCGCTTCCTTTCCGGCGACGAGAACAGCGCACAGGATGCCAAGACCATGATCGATGCCTGTGCATCGTTAATGCGTGAGTTCAATTGCAGCGTTGTCTTGGTTCACCACACTGGTGTTTCGGATGAGGCCCAGCACCGGGCGCGTGGATCGTCGGCTTGGAAGGGTGCTCTCGAAATCGAGATCAGCATCATCCCAGCAAAGGGCGAGAACCCTATGCAGATTGTGCAGCGCAAGTCCAAGGATGCCGAAGAGGCAAGGCCCGTCTATGCTGAACTGAAGCTGGTTCATATCAACGGCTGGTTCGATGAGGATGGCGACCCAGTGTCCAGTGCCGTCGTGGTCCAGACAGACGCTCCACCTGAGCGTAAGAAGGAGTCAAAGGAAACGGGCTGGATGAAGACGCTCGAAGGGGCATGGAGGGCGTCAGGCGAAGAGGTCAAAGATGGCAAGCCTTACATCACCCGCTCCGCGTTCATCGATCTGCTTATAGGTCGTGGCTCGAAACCAGAGGCAGCAAAGAAGGCATGTGCGCCTAATGATTCTGCTCGTCCAATTGGGGGTCTTTTGAACGCTCAAATGATCGAACCGACAGAGCATGGATGGGTCATAATTTGCCCTCAAAGTTCCGCTTCTATGATGATGACCCTAAATGGCGAGGGGACATGGGGGACATGAGGGGACATTTAGGCCATGTCCCCGAAAAAGTGACGATTTTCTGCCATTTTTTAGGTGGCGGGGACATGAAAAGGGACATGGAAGGGGCAAAAGTGAGTTGGGGACATGAGGGGACAATGGCCTTTAGGCCATGTCCCTTTGTCCCCTCGATGCTCGCGTGAGATTGGAAGGATGATTTATGATAGATAATGTGAACGCACCAACCCACTATCGGCAGGGTGAGATCGAGTGCATCGATGCTATTCAATCGGCGTTGACACCGGAGGAGTTTAGAGGATACTGCAAAGGCAATGCGCTGAAATATATTTGGCGTGAGCAATATAAGGGTGGTGATGAGTCGCTGCGTAAAGCGCAATGGTATCTGGACCGCATCGTCAATTTGATATAAGGAATGAAATATGGATAAGGACGATGAAAAGTGTGGTAGCTGTTATTTCTTTCAGCAGTCGCCAAGTGGTGAGCATGGTTACTGCAAGCGATACCCTCCCGCGTTCACTGGGGCTGATGATCGCGGTAGAGTTAAGTTCCATAATCCGGTGGTGAGTCCCTACAGCTTCTGTGGTGAATTTGAGGAAATCTAAATGCTGGCTCTAAAGATGGACACATCCGATCTGGATCGTAAGTTCAAGATGCTGCTTGAGATGCCCAAGACAATTGAGAAGGCTGTCGTTGGTGCGATGGCTGACACGGTGGATGATGTTCACAGGGCGCAAATAACGGAAATGGGTCCATCTTTTAAGAAGGTGTCACCATATGTTAAGAAAGGTTTGATCAAAGCCTTACCATATGGGAAGGATCGTCAGTTTGGCGGTAAGCGGCTGGGTCAGAGCCTTGCGAACTCCGGGACTTACTTTGAGGACTTTCCTTCACGGGGATCGCCAAATTCTATAATCGCACCAAACGTCTTTGGCGGAACCCGTAGGGAGAAAGCATCTGAAAGCCGTCTGAGGATGCAGGGATTAATTATGCCAGCCGGGTTTGCGATCCAAGGCGATGACTATCCCAGAGGATCAAGCGGAAACATTAATGGCGCACGCTACAGCGAGATGCTGGCGGCGATTGGTGCGTTGTCTGAGACTGCACGGTCTCAGATGCCCAAAGGTAAACAGCGCAACCGTAAAGGCGTTAGCTTCTTCGCTATGGTCCCCAAGGGAGGCAGGAAGGGCGATATGCCAATGGCTATTGCAGAGCGCCGTGGCGGAGACCTAAAAATAATGCTTGTTCCAGCCAGAAAGGTTGGTTACACAAAGAAATACGACTACTATGGTGTTGGTCGTAAGCAGTTAAATTATAGCCTACCAAGGCACTTTGACCGTATATTGAAACGCTATCTCGATAGGATGTGACATTGAACGATAACATTGATCATGAAGGGCCAAGGCATCTCTTCTCTGCGGCGCTGCTTAACGATCTGATGATTGTCTTGGATAACGCAGCAAAGCGCGGCCTCGATCCGCTCGATGAGGATGGTGTGCCGATCTACGGTTTTGCGTACTGGTCTGGCGAGTGCGCGAAGGCGCTGGGCGTAAAGAAAATTGTTCCATAGTATTGTATACGGGGTAATTTTGGCCCAGAAATCGTAGCAGGGGTTTTGGCCCATAAACCGGGAGGGGGCTAAATTTTTGCTCCATAAACCGGGGAGGGGGTCCGGCGCTAGGCTCCGCTCTTTTGATTTAGGTCCGATGCGGCCACTTTTTTTCTTGCGGGTTCGCGCAATAATATATCAACATTGAGCAATAATGTTGCTGGCTACTTGCCAGTCGGAATACCGCGTCAATCCGTGAATTTTAGGCTTTATATATAGGGCCGTGAACGGCCATTGGTCGGCGGCCAAAAATTATTTTCATCCCGGCGCATTTTTTTATTGACGCGGCCATTGGCCGTGCTATTGAGGCGTTACTGAAACTGAAAATAAGGATTTATCTAATGTCTAACGTAACTTTTGGCTTTATCGTGTTTCTTGTAAGCATCACCATTTTCACGGTTATGCTTGTCGGTGGCGCGGCTCTTTTTTCCGGGCATGTTGCGCTTGCTATATTGCTTGTTTGCATGTTCGGCATGGGCACTGGTGTTACAATGATTGAGCGCAATTGATTAACTTTTAACATTGGGAGTAAATAAAATGGCACGCTATCCGAATTATATCACCTTCGCATGGGAGAGAAGTGACGGTGATTTTGAAGTTGTGGGCACGCTTAACGGTGAAACCGTCGATAGCGATACGCAATGGAATTATTTGGTGGAACAAATGCTATCGGCAATCCGGGCGGCTCGCGAAGACTTTGATACGCTAGACGTTAGAGCTTATTCCCGTGAGGACGTTTATTCCGTCCTAGAAGCCGGTGAGGACGGTGACTGGACGCCTATCGATATTTATTGATTTTTAATATTGGGAGTAAGTTTAATGCACCAGATACAATTCACTAGGACCAGCCGCAATTCCAAAACTGGACCTATGCCAGTTACCACAACTTCAGAGGAAAGTTGCCCGGAATCCTGCCCATTGAAACACAACGGTTGTTTTGCCGATAGCGGGCCGCTTGCCTTGCTATGGCGCAAGGTAACAGAGCGCAAAGCCGGGATTGCATGGGATAACGCAATGCAAGAAATTGCCAAGTTGCCTAAGGGGACCTTATGGCGTCATAACCAAGCAGGGGATTTGCCGGGGACGGGTGACGCTATAGACGCAACGGCATTGCACCAATTGATAAATGCTAACAGAGGCAAGCGCGGCTTTACCTATACGCATAAGCCGGTGTCTGTTAATCTTGACGCACAACATGAGGCTAACGCGCATAGCATAGCCTATGCCAATTCTAAGGGATTTGCCGTTAACCTATCGGCGGATAACTTAGCAGAGGCGGACCAATTGGCCGACCTAGAAATAGGACCGGTGGTGGTGGTCCTACCTAGCGACCAAGTGACGGCAACGGCAACGCCTAAGGGCCGCAAGGTCGCAATATGTCCAGCCGCGATATCTGATAACGTCAATTGCACAACTTGCGGCTTATGCGCAAAAATCGATCGGAATTCGATTATTGGTTTCCCGGCGCATGGGACTAGCAAGCGCAAGGCAAGTGTCGTTGCAATGGGAGTAAATTAATATGAATTATTCTGAATTAGTCGCGCAAGAGCGCAAAGCCTATTCCAATGCGCCAATGCGCGAATTGCGAAACGTCCGCCTTGCACTTGCCTTTCATTCATGGGGAAACACAACACAAGAGCAAGCAAGAGCGCAAGCAATCGAAGCAATCATTCATGAAAGGTTAGCTAACAAATGACAAACAACTGGACGGCATGGGCAATATTGGCGGACGGTCAAAAGATAGCATGGCCTAACCTTAGGCAAGGTCAAGCCAAATGGCGGCACGATTTTATCAAGCGCGGCATGTTGTATCGCGGCATAGCGGTAAAGCAATGCGGATATCGTATCAATGAAGGGTGGAGTCAATGAACCTTAGGCAATGGCGCAAAGAGCGCAAGCTAACGCAAGAGCAAGCGGCGGACCGTCTAGGTATAGGGCCGCGTCACCTTCAACGGATAGAAGCCGGGACTAGGCGATTGACACCGACACTTGCACGCTTGCTGGCAATCCTTTAGACAATCGAAACAATCGAAACAATTGGGCCGCTTTTGCGGCCCTTTTCTTTTGCCTATCGCATAGGCGCGGCTCTATGCTTGGCGCTTGCCAATAGAAGCCCATAGAAGCCGTTTAAGGCCATGCCGTTGCGCTTGGCTATATGACTAGCAGGACCGTTGCGATTGACGCCCTAGGGGCCGTTTATGGCGCTCTGTGGCCTATGTCTGATAGGCATATGAAAGCGGGTCCTATGGGGCGGATTGGCCGGGCGGGTGATTAGGAC